GGAAGACTGGATCCTAGACTTTTCTTTTGAATGGAGCATGACGGATGTGGCTTATCGTGCATGCGAAGTGCGGTACAAGGACTCCAAGTCCGACAAAATGCTCCAAGCTACCTACACCCCGCCGGGCGCCCCGGAAACGGGGCCGATTCTCCGTATCCGAGAGTCTGTTGATTCTGAAGCTGAAGCATTGCGGATCGCAAGAAAGAGTTTACGCGAACGAAACAAACAAGCTGAAAAGGGAACTTTGTCACTTGTTGGTGACGTGCGACTCGCTGCGGGCATGACGATTAACATTTCAGGTTGGGGCCGTTTTGATGGCAAATATCTGATCGAACGCGCTCGGCATAAAGTTGGAAATGATGGCTATACGACTGGCATTGATATACGAAAAGTATTGGGGTGGTAATATGATTCGCGCAGCTATTGTATCGACCGTTGACGCCGATAATGGTTTTATTCGGGTCACACTCCCTGACCAAGATGACGCTGTATCGGGTGATCTTCCCGTCGTAACGCCAGCGGGGTGGGCAGTGTATAATGGGTTACCGCAAGTCGGTGAACGCGTGGTATGCGTATTTCCAACCGGCAAACTGCGTGAAGGATTTTGCGTGGGAGCTTATTGGACGGCAGGCAAGCAGCCGCCTGGGAGCGACGACCAGAGAGGCGTTTGGTTTGAAGATGGTAGCTTTGCCTATTACGACCGTACATCCGGAACACTCCAAATCAAGGCTGTCAGCAATGTCCATATTGAGGGCAATTTAATCGTGACCGGCTCGTTAACGCGGGGAGGGGAAGAGATATGATCGGTTCCTTCGGCGATGTCGTATTTGTCGCGACGGAGGAGACAATCCGTACGTTCACGGAGTTTAGTCGATCGGCTGAAGGTAGATGGGCTAAGCATGATGTAATTGGCAGAAAACCTGTCAGTCAATTTATTGGGCCCGGCCTGGATCGTATCACATTTACTATGGTGTTCGACGTATCGTACGGCCTGAGTCCACGCGAAGAACTTGATAAACTGGTTATATTGGAGCGCGAAGGAACGGCAGCCGCATTGACGGTCGGCGGTAAGGGTGTAGGGGTTGACCTCTGGAGTATCTCGTCGTTTGAACAACACTGGGACCGGATAGACAACCGTGGGAACATCCTTTATGCTACGGCTAATTTGACGCTAGAGGAGTACATGCAATGATACATTTCAACCCGACCCTAGCTGAAGAGATTGACCAAAACATCCGATCCATACTGACCACCTTAAAGGGAAGCGTCCCGCTCGATCGTTCTTTTGGGCTCAATATTGGGACTGTCGATGATCCTTCAGGCATCGCACGAGCGCGATTGAGCGCTGCTGTTATCGAGGCGATTAAGAAGTACGAGCCGCGTGCGGTAGTTTCCCGCGTTGATTTCCGCCAGGTGATTGAAGGACAGTTGCGGCCGGTTGTTTATCTGATGATTAACGGAAAGGAGGTTGATGGGATTGTCGCTAATTGATTTACCTGATATGCAGTTTGGTGACGACGACGTAGGAGTGACACTCCAGAACCTCATCACGACGTATGAAGCAATATCCGGTCGGACGCTGTATCCAGGCGATCCCGTCCGGATTTTTTTACATGCAATTGCTTTGATCATCGTGCAGCAGCGTGTTCTTATCAATCAAACCGCCCGAAGTAATCTGCTTCGGTATGCGACGGGTGCGATGCTTGATCATATGGGTGCTTTTTCCGGAACGACGAGACTCCCGTCCGAGCCAGCACGAACGACCTTACGATTTACGCTATCTGCTCCTCAGATGGCGGCAGTAAGCATTCCTGCGGGGACGAGGGTAAGTAACCAAAGTAATCCTAAGCTGTATTTTGCGACGACAGCATATGCAGAAATATTACCGGGGCAGACATATGTGGACGCGGTAGCTACTTGTACAACAACAGGAACCTCCGGGAACGGATTCCTAGCCGGACAGATCAATCAAATTGTAGATCTGATCCCATTCGTCCTTACGGCCGTTAACCAAACGACAAGTGCAGGAGGAGCTGACACCGAAGCGGATGAAGCCATCAGACAGCGGATATATACAGCCCCTGAGTCGTTTTCAGTTGCCGGCCCGGATGGCGCTTATCAATACTGGGCTAAGACGGCGAATCCTGGGATCATTGATGTTTCAGTCAATTCACCAGCTCCAGGGGAAGTGCTGGTCATTCCGCTTATGGCAGGTGGCGAAATTCCGTCATCAGACATTCTGGATGTAGTCGAAGAGATTTGTAGCAGTAAAACAGTCCGTCCCCTAACGGATTTGGTTACAGTCGAGGCTCCGACGACCAAGTCGTACACGGTCAGCTTAACTTACTGGATAGACCGGTCGCGTGCTTCCGAAGTCACAGCGATTCAAACTGCCGTTACTGCTGCCGTTTCGTCTTTCGTAATCTGGCAAAAGTCCAAGCTCGGCAGGGATATTAATCCTTCGGAATTGATAAGCCGTATTGTCATGGCAGGCGCGTTACGGGTCAACGTGACAAACCCTGTTTACTCCGAGGTGGAATTGTCGGAGATCGCTGTCGCTTCTACGATAACAGTTAATTATGGGGGGCTCTCTGATGATTAACTTGCAGACGGTTAGCCTTCATGATTTGATCCCACCAAATTTACGGTCTGATCCAAACATTTTCGCAGCCGCAAAAGCAATAGATACGGAGCTTCAAAGTATGATGGAATCGGTAAAAAAGCTTACCTATTTCGATCGTTTCGATTCGCTTTCGGAGGATGAGGTTGACGAACTCGCTTGGCAGTTTCATGTCGA